TTCATGGAAAGTGAAGTTGAAGAACAGCAGGTGATTAGCGAGCCTGAACCAATCGCTGAGACAATGCTATCTGAGGAGACTAGCGAAAATGAGTGAAGTACAAGGCGATGATATTGCCGCAACAAATGATGTGCCAGTAGTAGAAAATGAAACCGAACAGGCAGCTGCGAATGATGCAAAAGCCGTGGTCGAAAATGAAGCGGAAGCACAAGAGCCAGTTGAAGTTGATTATGCATCTGAATATGAAAAGGCAAAGACTGCCAATGAAGCTATGCAGAAGAAGATTGACCGTCAACGGGCTGCATCGTCGCAACACAACGCGAAGATACAAGAACTTAATGCAAAACTAGCAGAGCTGAACAAGGTGGAAGCACCTACAGAGCCAAGCATAGATGATTTTGAAACACATGATGACTACGTGAATGCCTTAGCAGATTTTCGCGCAGATCAAGTTGTGCAAGAAAGGCAATCTAAGATGTTGGCAGAACAGCAGCAACGCGAAGTTGAGGCAAGAGCAACAGAGCAAAAGAAAGTATTTGACCAACAGGAAACGGTTTATCGTGATGCAAATCCTGATTATGACCGTTCAAAGACAGAGCTTGCAGATCACTTGCAGAACAATCCATCGAGCATGCAAATGCAAAATGTGATTTATGACGCAGCGGAGTTGTCAGGCAACGTACCTGCTTTGATTGATTACTTTGGTAAAGATAACGGCGCAAACCTGCCTGAGTGGGATCGTGTCGCATCATTACCGCCTTTAGAAGCTGCTTATGAGGTCTTTAAAATTGCTAATGGTTTAAGCGATGCACCAAAACCGAACACAAATAAAAAACCATTACCAAAACCCCTTAAGAAAACTGGTGGCACATCCAAGAGCAAAGCTACGCTAAATGATATGTCTGAGACAGATTTCAAAAAGTGGTTGGCGTAATTAGCTATATAGGAGTTAATCATGGCTAATAATTTCAATAACATTAAAGACGCACCCGGCATTATTGCACGCGCTGCTGCACAAACACTTAAAGATAATCTGGTTTTTGCCGGTACTATCGATAAGGCAGACGCTAGTGATTTTGACGGTAAGAACGGTTACAAAGCTGGAGATACAATTCAGACTTCTGTACCTGCTCGCTACGTACCACAAGAGAGCTTTGACATTACATCGTCTATTCAAGATAGTGTAGAAGAAAAGCGTTCACTACCGCTTGATATCATCTCTACAGTTGGTATGGAGATTGACAGTTTTGAATTTGCTACAGAAGTTGACCTTAAGAATACGATTTCTCGTTTTGTTAAGCCAGCCGCTGAAAGCATTGCTCAAAATGTTGAGGCACGTTTTCTTGAGAAAGCAACTAAAGCTACATACAACAGCGTTGGTACAGCCGGTTCTAATCAGTTCACAGTGGCTGACGTTCTAGCTGGTCGCACTAAGCTAAACCAAAACCTTTGCCCACGCGGTGACCGTTCGTTCTTGCTTAATTCAGCAAGTGGCGCAGAAGCTGTTGACGCACGTAAAGGCCTTTTCCAATCTGCTGATCAAATTAAAGAGCAGTATGAAATGGGTATGATGGGCATAGCGGATGGTTTCTCATACTACGAAAACGAGCTTATCGCTACACACACAAACGGTAACGATGTTACTGGCGTTAATCTTGACGGTGCAACTTCTGAAGGAGCAAGCATTATCAACGTTCAAGGCCTAACAGCAAGTACTGGTACAGTAACTAAAGGCTCTGTCTTTACTATTGATGGTGTGTTTATGGTTCACCCGAGTACTAAAGTTGCGACATCTGTACTACAGCAGTTTACTGTTACAGCAGACGTTACAGCAGACGGTTCTGGTGATGCGGCTCTAGCTATCAGCCCTAGCATTTACGCTGGTTCTAATGGTCTACAGAACGTGACAGCTCTACCATCTGATACAGATGCACTAACATTTGTTGGTTCAGCAAGCACTGCATACGCGCAGCCGCTTCAATACCACAAATCAGCATTTAAGTGTGTCTCAGTACCGCTTGTTATGCCTGTTAATGCAGAAGTAGCGGCACAAGAAACTGTTGGTGACATCACTGTCTCGGTTATTCGTGACTTTGATATCCTCGCGCGCCGCATGGTTACACGCCTTGACTTCCTTGGCGGTATATCAGCGGTACGCCCAGAGTGGGCTTGTCGAGTAACAGCATAGTTTAATTATAGAGTACATCCCCTGTATGGGGGGTGTATTCCCTTAATTAAATAGCGAGGCATAAAATGTATAAATTCACTAAAGGCAATGACGTTAAATTCCAAAAGACACTTGTGGTTAAGAAAGATTTAGAAGAACTTGGATGGAAGCTTGACGAGCCTAAGAAGGTAGAGCTAAAAGCTGAAAAGCCAAAGGCGGAGCCTAAGAAGAAAACCGCACGCAAGAAGAAGGATAACTGAGCATGGCACAGACTACGGCAAGAGACATTATCAAGGCAGCATTACGCAAGATACACGTTTTAGGCCGTGGTGCGCCCCTTAATGCCAATGATGCAAATGAGGCGCTTGATGAGCTGAATAACATGATGGCTAGTTTTTCTGTTGAGGGCGCAGTGACGTTTCAGGAGATTAAAGAGACATTTTCTCTACAAAACAATAAAGAGCAGTATACAGTAGGCAGCGGACAAGACTTTGACACGGAAGCATTTACGCAAATTACCGCTTGTTACGTTACTCAAGGTAGCACTGATTACAGCGTTAGTTCTTTTGATGAAAAAGATTATGCGCGTATTGCACAAAAAACCGTTGGTGGCTCGGTTCCTAATATTTATTATTATGACGATAACTTTCCTATTGCAAACGTGTTCTTATACCCTGTGCCTAGTGCAAGCACTACAATTACTTTCTACTCGCGCAAGCCTTTAGCAAGTTTTGCTAATTTAGATGGTTCTATAGACTTCCCTCCACAGTACAGGGATATGCTTATATATAATCTAGCTATACGCCTAGCATCTGAGTATGAAAAAACGCCATTACCGCAAGTATCAGAGCTTGCAGCGTCTACAAAGAATGCTGTTATTGGGCAGAACAGGCGCAATGAATACAGTATTAGTGAAATATCTGGTTTGCCCGCTAAAGGCACAGCTGGTTATAGCGAAGAAAACATATTTGGCGGGTATAACACATAATGGAAATAGATATCGTAGGCCAATCATACCAAATGGATGCAGTGAGCTTTGACCATCAGCGCACTGTAAACATGTATCCGTTAGTCAGTGAGACAGGCACAAGCAAGAGTGCAACGGCCTTGCGTTCTACCAGTGGAATTAGCGAGTTAACTACTATTGGTGGTGGGGCTATTCGTGGTGGTATTGAGACAAGAGGCCGCGCATTTTTTGTATCTGGCAATGAGTTCTATGAAGTATTTTCTGATGGTACTAGCACAAACCACGGCACGCTTAACACCACAACAGGTGAATGTTTTCTTGAGGTCAATCCGACGCAAATAATGATCACAGATGGTTTGGCTGGGTATATATTTACATTAAATTCTGATGTTTTTGCTGAGATTACAGATGTAGACTTTCCAGTACCAAGCCACCTAACATTCCAAGACGGTTATTTTATAGTAACAGAAAAGAACACAAGTAAGTTTTGGATTAGTAACATTAATAACGGGCTGCAATGGGATGCTTTAGATTTTACAACAGTTGAGAGTTCACCAGATGACTTGGTGGGGCTTATATCTGATAGCTCTAATTTATGGTTGTTTGGTACTAAGTCCACAGAGGTATACAGAAACACAGGCGCTAGTCCATTCCCGTTTGCAGTGATTGATGGTGCAAGCTTTGAGGTGGGTTGTGCTGCCCAAGGTACGATTAAAGAGCTAGACAACAGAGTTTTTTGGCTCGGTAATGACGAGAATGGTGATAGCATTGTATGGTCAAGTAACGGCTATAATGCATCAAGAGTATCGACGCAAGCTATCGAGAAGAAAATAGCAGAGAGTGAGAATTTTAACGAAAGTTCTGCATGGGTGTACCATGAGCGCGGACATGCTTTTTATTGCTTGCGTATAAAAGGGCTTAACACAACATTATGCTTAGACGTGTCAACAGGTGCATGGCATGAACGTGTGTATCGTAATCCTGTTACAGCAGATGAAGAACAACACAGAGCAGGATCTCATATATTTTTTGATAAGAAGCATATTGTAGGAGATAGAGAAACAAACCAGCTTTATATAATGTCGCTTGATACGTATTCTGATAATGGCAATCCAATGATTAGAAAGCGTATTACTCGACACTTAAATCAAGAGCGTGAGCTTGTATCACATGCACAGCTTGAGCTTGACATGGAAGTTGGTGTTGGCTTGGTAGCAGGTCAAGGACAAGACCCTGTTGTTATGATGCGATATAGTGATGATGGCGGTCATACATGGAGCGACAGGATTGAGACTTCACTTGGCAAACTTGGTGAATACCGCACAAGAGTTAAATGGACTAAACTAGGTGTTAGCCGTGACAGAGTTTATGATATTGAGGTATCAGACCCTGTATTTGTCCAGATAAATGCAGCATATTTGAACGGTAAATAATGACACAGACACCAGCGCCAATACAGCAGCCACCAGTTGATGAGAACACAAACAAGTTTCATCAAGTCTGGACACGTTGGTTTCAAGATATATCTGAAACAATACAAAATTTAGCAGCTGGCGGCGCTTTAACCGTAAATAACATTAGCCCAGACGGTGCAGGAAACGTTGAAGTTAATGCATTAGATATCCCATATGACAATACTACAAGCGGATTAAGCGCGACAGATGTAAAAGATGCTATTGATGAGGTGGCTGTAAAGAATGGCATTGCTGATTATAACGATTCTGCCACAAGCTCAACGCCTATTGTGTTAAATAAAGACACATGGACAACAGTAACAAATGATGGGGCAGG